AATTATAAACTATTGTTGTACCTAAATTATAATAAGTTGCATGAATTTTACTAATATTTCATGCAGATAATTGTAAGAACACTACACTTATTCATACGATAATGTGTCATTAAAGTAACATATAGGTATGTTATGTTACTTTTAAGGGAAAAAGTAAACTGTGGGCTTTACAGATTTTTTTTTACGTAAACCAATTACTTGACTTTTTGACTTGTATCAATCATTAAAAAGTCATATATGAGTCAAATATGCTGTTTTTTGATTGATATAATTGACTTTATTGATTGATACCCCTACCTTCCTATAAAACGAAAAGTATTAGCTTTGACTTGAGCAAACCAAAAATTTTAATTTATTTTCTATGGAAGTAACCACCAATGTCGTCTTTCAAATTCTGAATGAGTCTAAGAAAAGAATTTCTGTGATGCAAGGGGGAACGAGGTCAGGTAAAACTTACAACGTACTTACCTGGTTTATCGTAAAGCTGCTACAAGAGAAGGGGAAAACCTTAACTATTTGCCGTTCATCCCTACCAAGCATCAAAGGTTCCGTATTAAGGGACTTTATTGAGATACTATCTAAATATGGCCTATACTCTGAGGAGAAACACAATAAAACAGAGAATTTATATTTTCTAAATGGAAATACGGTAGAATTTATATCTACTGACCAACCACAAAAAATCAGGGGCCGTAAAAGGCATTATCTGTTCATAAACGAGGCCAATGAGGTCAACTACGAGTCTTGGATGCAATTAGCCCTAAGAACTACGGATAAAATCGTACTTGACTATAACCCTTCGGATTATTACTCTTGGATTTATGATAAAGTCATTCCTAGAGAGGATGCTGACTTTACGATTACGACTTATAAAGACAATCCGTTTTTAGACAAGACGATTATTGCAGAGATTGAAAGACTAAGAGAAGCTGACCACGAATATTGGAGAGTTTATGGATTAGGAGAGAGGGCGATTAGCGAGGCTACGATTTATTCGCATTGGAGAAGGAGAAGGAACTTCCCTGAGGGTGGAGATGTGTTCTATGGCCTTGACTTTGGCTTTAACCACCAAACTGCGTTAGTAAGATGTAAAAACTACGATGGTGACATATATGTAGACCAATTAATATATGATACTAAGATGTCTACCTCTCTTTTGATTGATAGGATGAAATCTTTAGGCTTATCTCGTAGAGATGACATATTTGCTGATCCTGCTGAACCTAAAACAATAGCTGAGGTAAATAAAGCTGGGTTTAATTTAAAACTAGCAGTAAAAGATGTTTTTGCTGGAGTGAATAAGGTAAAATCATTTCCACTATTTATAAAATCAGAATCCCTAGATTTGTTAGATGAGATTAAAAACTATAAATGGAAAACTGACCACGATGGCAATACAATGGATGAACCTGTTAAGTTTCGTGACCACTTGATGGATGCGATGCGTTATGCCATATACTCAAAATATGCTAAACCGAAGCGAGGTTGGATTGTTTAGATTGCAAAGCAATGTGAATTAGGCTAAAAATTTGTTACTTTTGTAAAAATATCTTATAGTGAAGTTAACGGACATACTAAGTGCGGTGAATCCTTTTAAACAAAAGGCAGCCACTAAAATAAAAACGACTATTAATAATCCCTTCTCTGATTTTGGTGGACTAATTGGTGGTAGAACCCTCTATCCTAATTTAGATTATGCGAAGTTTGTACAAGACTATGATAACAATAGCGAAGTCTATTCTATCATCAAGCGTATCTCTAAAACCATTTCTACAGTTCCATTTTACGTTTACAAGGTTAAGAACAAAAAAGAACTAAATACCTATAAGGCGATGATGGCTAACGCATCAAGTGGTGCAGATGTAGCCAAAGCTGAGTTAGTAAGAATTAAAGCAGTTGATGAGATTGCTGATAGTCCATTGAATAAATTATTAGAAAGACCAAATCCATACCAATCTTTATCAGAGTTGTTAGAAAATATTGTAGGCTATAAGCTTATAACAGGAAATTCTTATATATGGGCAAATCGTTTGGCCAATGGTAAGGTTGCCGAACTAGTTGTGCTTCCATCTCAATATGTAGCTATCATAAGCGATGGTACCATCAATGGAGTTCAAGGATACTCTTTCACATTAGTTGGTTGGGATCAGTTGGCTGCAAACGATGTAATTCACTTAAAATACTTTAACCCTTACTTTAACACTAATGGTCAACAATTATATGGTTTGTCGCCTTTACAGGCTGCTTACCGAACTGTTCAACGCAGTAACGATGCTAAGGATACCTCTGTAGGTATGTTGCAGAATCAAGGGCCTAAAGGTATCTTGTATGCAGATGAGTCTAATGACTTTGGCCCTGAACAAGCTGGTAAGTTAAAAGAAGATTTCTACAATCAGTACGGAACTAAAAACAAGATAGTTCAAAACGCAGGACAAATCTTAATCGCTGGTGCCAAGTTAGGTTGGGTGAATATGGGATTATCTCCTGTAGACCTTCAGTTACTAGAATCTGAGAAAATAACACTTAGAGAACTTTGTAATGTTTACGGAGTGAACTCTGCGTTGTTTAATGATCCTGATAACAAGACTTACAACAATATGAAGGAAGCTAAGAAGGAAATGCTTACACAAGTAGTACTTCCTGAATTAGTTTTAATTCGTGATGCGTTTAATAGATTCTTTGAGAACGAAATAGGACAAGGTTACTATATCGATTTTGATATTACTGTGTTCCCTGAACTACAAGAGGATATGAAAGAACTATCTGCTATCTTATCTCAATCTTGGTGGATTACTCCAAACGAGAAAAGACAAGCTATGCGTTATGACACTATACAAGAGGATACGATGAATGAGATTTATATTCCTGCTGGTTATCTACCAGTAGCAGAATTGACAATGCTACAAGATCCTCGTAATGCTCAACAACAAGGAGATTATAATTTACCTCCAGTAAAATAATAATGTGTGTCCAAAATCCTACAACCTTCTCAGCAGTTTAACCTGCAACAAAAGATTGCTAGAAAATCAATAAATGAATTTGCTCCTAAATTAAAGGAAGCATTGCAGTATGATTTTAATAAAGCAGCAGAATTGGTTAAAGAACTAGGAGCAGACCAAGTAGCTAATTTTAACAAGACATTTTTCGACAATAATAAAGTTGCTAATATTTTACGAACTTTGTACGAAGGTACAGGTGGATACACAGCAATGAGGTACCAAAAGATATTTGACAAGTATAAGAAAGATGAAGCAATAGATTTTGATCCCCTAAATATCTTAGATGAATGGGTAGCGTTTATGTTATCCTATTGGACAGCGATTAGCGGCCCTAAGATGTTTGGGATTCAAAACACAACAGATAACGAGATAGCAAGGATTCTTAATACCGTATTACAATACGGAAAAGATAACAATCTATCAAGAGATGAAATAAATAGCTTGGCTATACAGACCTTAAGAGAAGGAAAAATAAATAACGCAAGGAGTTTATTAATCGCAAGAACAGAAACTCATCAAGCTTTAAGTACAGGTGCGATGGGAGCAACAAGTGGAATTAATATACCTTTGCTTAAACAATGGGTTCACGCTGAGTATGTAGCACTACCTAGAGCTTGGCATCAAGCCTTAGATAGACAGACGAATCCTGATGACGGTGGAGTAAGAATACCTGTGAATCAACCATTCCTAGTAAACACTCCTAAATACGGTGTAATTGAAATGCAATATGCACACGATGAGAACGGTGGAGCAGTAAATAACTGCAACTGCCGATGTTGTACGGTGTATGTAGCTTAAACAAATAAATATGAGTAATTTTTATAACAAAAAGTCGATTGAAAGTTCTCCCATTGATATGGAAGACAATAGTAGAGTTATTACAGTCTACTATTCTGCATTTGGTAATGTAGATAGCGATGGTGATATTATTACACCAGGTGCTTTTACTAAAACCTTAAAAGAGAATGGCCCACAAGCTAAAAATAGAGTGTGGCATTTAATGAACCATTCTACAGACAAGCCTATTGCAAAACCATTTGAAATGAATGAAGATGCGTATGGCTTAAAGGCAAGTGTTAAACTACCTAATACAACATTAGGCAATGACCTTTATGAGTTATATAAAGATGGTCATATCACAGAACATAGTATCGGATTTCAGACTATTAAGTCACAACAGAAATCAGGGTATAATGAAATCAATGAAATTAAATTGTATGAAGGAAGTTCCGTATTGTGGGGTGCAAACGCAAATACACCAACAGTTGGAGTTAAAAGTCAGATTAAGTCAACTCTAGTAGATGAGATGGGTAAGACCATTAAGTCTTTGAGAAATGGACATTTTACTGACGAAACATTCGAGCTGTTAGAACTTAAACTTAAACAATTACAACAATATCTATCTGAAATAGAAGATGTAGATTCAATCACACCTGAGCCAACCGCTGAAGAAGCATTGCCAACTGAGGAAGCTGATCCGATGATTTCTATGGAACTAGAGGTAAACAAATATTTACAATCATTTAAAATTTTTAAGTAATGGTAGAAGAAATTAAAAGTGCATTCGAAGGCATTAAATCCGAAGTAAACGGAGCAATCGAAAGTGCGAAGGCTGATAATGCTAGTGCATTAGAAAGCGTAAAGGCTGACTTAGAAGCTACAAAAGCTTCAATCTCAGTTGTTAAGGATGAAATTGAAAAAATGGAAGCAAAAAACAATCGTGTTAAAATGAATCAAACAGAAGTAAAAGGGTTTAATGCTACCCTTGCAGATGCTATCGAGAACAATTCTGATAGTTTAGCGAAATTAGCTCGTGGTGAACAAAAGCGTACAAGCTTTATTATGGATACAAAGGCAGTTGGTAATATGACAGAATCGGTTAACCTTACAGGTGACATCACTCGTCAATATGCTAATCAAGTATATGCTTTACCTAGTCGTAAAGTGCATATGCGTAGCTTGTTGCCAATCGGTACAATCTCTCAAGGCTTATTTACTTTCCCTTACGAAAGTGGTGGAGAAGGTGCTCCAGCAACTCAAACTCAAGGTTCTGCTAAAGCACAAGTTGATTTTGATATTACAATGAAAGATGCAGCTGCTCAGTATATTGCTGGTTATGTTCGTATCTCTCGTCAAATGTTAGATGATATACCTGCTATGACTTCTTTCTTACAATCTCGTTTGTTAGAGAAGTATTTAGTTGCTGAAGATGCTCAAATCTTAAGTGGTGATGGTACTGCTCCTAACTTACAAGGTATTTTACCAGTAGCTACAGCTGCAACAGGTGCTGCTACAGTAGACGTAGAGCAATTAGTTGAAGCTATTGCTCAGTTAGAAACTTCTAACTATAGTGCAACTGGTATCTTAGTTAACCCAACTGATTGGGCTGCTATTATGAATACTAAGAATGCTAACTCTGCTTATACTTTACCTGCTTCTACAGTTGTTACAACTGATGGTAGTGTATCTATCGCTGGTATCCCTCTTTACAAATCAACTGCAATCGCAGTAGATAAGTT